TATCAGGCGACCTATCTACTGTTTTTGTTGTTGTCATACTACTATTTATAATACTTTAAAGCAAAAAAAAGGGGGACAAAGTCCCCCAAATTCTTTCTATTTCTAGACTCAATTACATTAAGTTAGTAACTTTAACTCGTCTGTAATATAAGTTTAAGTGTGTAGCGCCAACTGCACCAGAATTATCTAATGCACCAAGCCCAGCTGAAGTTGCGTAAGGATTTTGAACCATACCATATCGAGTTTTAAATCCGATTTTTGGTTGGAAACTATTCTGACCAACTGCTCTCACCATTTGTAGTGGAACATATGGGCAATAGAATAGTCCAGCGTCGTATGGACTTGTTCCTTTATAGCCAACAACATAGAATTGTTTAGCGTCTATGTTTGCAGCATATGGATCAACATAAACCTTAAATTTGCCGTTAAGAACACCTGCAAAAGTATTACCTGTGTCATCAACATTTAAGTTAGTTGAAAGTGCTGGAGCGTAATCAAGTACGCCAGACATAGCAAGGGCAGAAGCAACATCAGCAGAGCAGATAACTAGGTTACCTTTTCCTCTACGAGTTAATTGCCCAACCGCATTAGCATCTCTTTCCAATTGGAAAAGAAGTCCTTTGAATTTCTCAACAGACCAACGACCATTTGAGTCAGTATCTAAATCAAAGACACCTGCAGTAGTTGTGTTTATTTGAGCGCCTTTTTTAGCGTGTGAGTAAATAGTTCTAACTACTTCACGGTTGATTTCTGCAAGAATTTCACTTGACAAGATGTTAGCCAATTCTGTTTCAGCGTCTAGACCATGGATTGCTTTTAAATCTTGAGCAAGTTCCATAGTATATTCAGCTTTAAGAGCTCTTGACTTAGCAGTAACAGTAACTTTATCAATTGAGAAAGCCATTTCAGCGAACTCATCTGTTCCGTCACCTAATGTTTCTGCTTGAGTTGTAGTAAACCCAGAACCAGTAGTATAGGTTCCAGCTGAATCATCATTTAGAATGGCAGGGTTTGAAGCTACATGAGCATCTGTTGAACCAGAACCTCCAGCAGCATCCCTAGCACCATAGTCAGTATCAGCTTCGTTAAACAACGCTTCTGAACCCGCTTGACTACCATATCTTGACTTCATAGCAAAGATTAGTCCTGTTGGACCAGTCATTGGTTGAACGCCACAGATATCATAAGCAATCAAGTTAGGCATAGCTCGTCTAACTAAAGATATTAAAACAGGATCCCATTTGGCAACTCCACCTGTATCAGGCATAGTGCCACTAAAGTTAGCGGGTGCTGCTTCTGAAAGGAAACTAGCATCTTCTCTAACCGCTTTCTCTTGGTTTTCTAGGATAACTGTAGTAACAGCTCGTTTGTAAGAATCCTCGATTTTTGGCAAATCTGGATGTTCTAGGACTGGCTGCCACTTTTCTTGTAAATTTTCAGTAAGATACATTTTATCTCTCCTATTAATTAATTAATATTTTTATAATATTGTTCACCCTTAAAGTTTTACACTTTTAAGGTTTTTTGAAATAGCGGCCGTATATGCAGCCATAGCATCGCTCTTCGATCCAAAATCACTTGGTTCGTTTGCCGCCACAGAATCAACTTCGTCTTTCGGTGAAGCTGTTTCTTGTTTCGTTTTAGGGAAATAAGATTCTTTAACAGTTTCTAATTTCTCTTTAAATTTTTCAGCATTATCGTATTCAACATTTGCAGCCATAGAAGTAAATTTTTCCAGTTCAGTATCAGCTAAATCGCTTCCAACTTCACCAATAAGTTTATCTCTAGTGAACTCACCAACTTGCTTATTCAACTCAACATTTTCTTTAATTTTTTCATTAAGTTTATCTTCAAGTTTGTCTTTTTCATTTGTTAAATCATCTAATACATTATACTTTTCTTCAGGAACATCAATATAATGTTCTTTGAATAGAGTTTTAAGACCAGTAATAAAGTCCTCAGCAATTTCGGTACGAATACCTCTTTCAACTGCTAACTCATTTTCTTTCATCCATTCTTCAACAACATAATTTAAATAAGCATCAACCTTTTCAGCCATTGCTCCTTTAATTGTTTCAGATTCTTTTGAAAGCTTTTCATCATACTGGATTTTAAGTTTTGCCTCTTGTTCTTTAATGCGTGTTCTAACAGCAGTTTCAAAAATGGTTGCAGCTTTTTCTTTGAACTCATCGCTCAAATCTGCATCCGCTGAAACTAATGCTTTAACATCGCTAGAAAGGTCAATTGCTTCTTCAGGAGTAATTTCTACTTCTTCAGCTGCTGCAGATGGTTTATTATCTTTCGGTAATGAACCGTCCTTAGCATTTGCAGTAACCTGGTCCGAGTGCTTCTTAACCTTTTTCGTTGAGTCTGGAAGCTTGTCAGTAGGTTTAACTACCGCAGGTCCCAAATCTTCAGCGTCATTTTTAAGGTGAGTAGGTTCGGAAGCGCCACCGGATTTTGCTGGAGCACTAGGGTCACCCTTTGTGTCAAGCTCTTCCGCTCTTACTTCTTGTTCTACTTCTTGCTTAATTTCAGTTTCAGCCATTCGGTCTCTCCTTAAATATTAAAAATTTTTAATCTTTCAGTTATTATTATTTATAACAATTACCATTTATAAACCTGCGCTTTTTATTATTTTGCGTAGATTTTATAGTTTAGAAACAAAGTCCTTAAATACTTTAGACTTTACTTCCGCCAATTCTGTTCGTCTTGCTCTTTCGATTTCAGACTTATATTCTTCTACAGTTTTACTTTTTAACACACCATTATCCCAAACCCATTCTTTGCCTTCCATAATGCCTTCTACGAAAGCATCTGGAGCACTAGGGTCTGCAACAATATCTGCTGCTGTCGCTAAATAAAAATCTTTCCCAACAACATTTCCTTGAGAGGAAGATTGTATAGAACCCATACCTCTTGATGATACGCCCAATTGAGCGCCCTCATCAATTAGATTCTTTACGATTTTACCATATGGTGTATCCATAACTTTTGCTTCACCAATAAAATTCTTTCCTTCTGGTTTCAAACTTGTAATCATATGTGATACTCTTTCAAGATTAACAGTTGGTCCATCTGGATGTCCCAACTCTCCAAAAGCTCGTCTTTTATTAATGTATTCTGTAGTATATCTTGACACTTCTTTTGAAAGTGTTGCAACCGGATAGACTCTACCATTACGGTTTTTGATATCCGCCTGCATAAAGACACCTCTTATCTTATAGTCTTTACCGCCTTTAGTATTAGCTTCTGTTAAGACTTCGATATCTTCAATTGTTTCTGTAATTAGTTTCATCTCTCCACCTTTTCTTTATTATAGATTTTATCTACAATTCCTTTTTTCATTTCTTCACGCTTAATGCCATACTTTTCAGCAAACGCTTCTTTAAACTTTTCTGCCAAATCAGTTTTGCGTTTTGATCCAACAATTCGTTCTAGTATCTCCCTAGAATAATCTCTTTTCTTTTTAGCCATTTATCTTACTTCAACTATAAGTGAATAGTTATCACCCGACACAAAACCTTTTGTTGAAAGTAACAAATCTCCTGCAGGTGATGTGCTTGCAGTTAATGTAGCATTGTTCTCTATTTCATTACCCGCTGTTTTTAAATCCCAAAATCCATTACCTGATAAAATACAAATTGTTTTATTCGCTGAACTTGCACCACTTCCTGCCCATAATAATTCAACACCCGATTTTCCATTTGTTGTATTCACACTATACCAAATTTTAGAAACTTTTTTCGTAGCATCTTCCGACATACCATTTAATGCGGAAGCATCCATTTTAGTTACAAGAGTTTCTCCTGAACCATCACTTATGTTTGTCATTTTCACCACACTTTTTACACCAGAGGTGTCTGAAAGTGTTTGAGTTGTTACAGCATCAGCCATTAATCTTCATTTCTCCTAAATTCTGTTACCATCAAATAACTATCCACACTTGAGTCAGTTGATAGTGTTATTATTCCATCATTACCAAACTTCAACTGGTCGGGTCGTAATCCATATTTTCCTTTTCCTGTCAAAGTCAAATTACCTGTTTCACTTCCTGCTTTAATTGTTACAGTACCAGTTCCTTCAATCAAATAAAAACATTCTATTAAACTTACTAACGATTCATTTGTTGCGTTAGTTAGTTTTGTAGGTTCTTCCATCGGATCAATTATCGTCTGGTCAGTTTCACTACCAATACCTTTCGATTGTATAATCGTTTTATCTGCGGTATCAACCACAAGTGTATTACTAATTGCCATAATCTAAACCTTATTAAAACTACGCTGTAAATGAAGCGTCTTTTCTTAACTCCAAGATAATAAATCCTGTTGCGGCAGCAGCAACTGATTCTAAATCACCAGATGTTGCACCAGTATTAGTTGCATTATTAGCAATTGCAGGACCAGTATAATCTCCTGCACCTGTAAGCCTAATAGCGTGTGTATCTGCTGAGGCACCTACAAATTGAAGTTCTACTGAACCCGCCAACCCCCACCAAATTCTTTTAATACTTAATTTAGCACCATTTGCGTGACCACTTAATGCACTTGCGTCCAAAGCAACAGAAGTAGCACTATCAGAAGAATGATCCAAATGAACAACTACTGTTCCATGTTGACTTGTTCCTCCTTGACCACCAGCAGCCACAACTGTATCTCTTATATTTCTTGTTGCAAAAGCCATTTTGTTTTCCTTACTTTATTAATTCGTTATCAAAATAATCCTCAATGTCATTTACCTTGACACCGTGTTTCTTCGCCACCTTACTAATAATACTTTCTATTTTTGAAACAATAGAACCTTTAGTATTATTAATTATATCATATACATCATTAATTGCCTTCCGTAACCTCGGAGATAATTTTTCAAACTCCTGTGTTCCTTCAGGACCACTATACCTTCGTTCATCAAGTTGTTTTCTAAACTTTTTAAACGGCAGGTTGTTCATCACTATCATCCTGCGGTTGGTCAGCTTGTGTTTCAACTTCAGGTGTAGTTTCAGTTTCATCCTCAGGTTTTTCAGGTTCTACTCCTAATCCAGAAGGTGCAATTGCACCCGAAACCTTATCTAATCCAGCAGCATCTTTTATTGCTTCAGCATCTTGAGCAGCATTCAACCAATCACTAGCAACAGTTTGCCTTTTATTGTCCAATGCTGTTCCAATCTTACTTGCAAGAGCATCCTTAAATGCACTTTGAGCAGCAACATTATCATCAGCCGCAAGAGAATCAACCATTTTTACTACATTATCATCTGGCATAATTATTCATCTCCTTCTATATTTATATCGGTATTATCACCCTTATTACTTGAAGTTGTCATTGTTTCTGCTTCAGGATGAGCAATAACACCAGTCTTAATTTCGTTTTCAATTTGAGAATCAATATCAGCAATATCCTCATCAGTTTGTCGTAAAACATTTTTCCTTACATATTCAAGAGAATAAAATTTTCCAATATATGGAGTTATCGCACCTGCTAAATCAATTCTATCTCTCAATATTTCTGCATTTTTTAATTCTGCAAAATATCCATCTTTTAAGAAACTATATTGTATATGTTCCTTAATTTTTGGCCAATCATCTATTGTAATAATACCCTTTAAAACAAGTTGTGTTTTTAGAATATCATTAAAAACCTGTGTAAATCTTTTTCTTAATCGTTGAACAAATTTAGAAAACTTTACTTCATCTCTAGTTATTTCTGCTGCCTTACCAAGATTAAAACCACTATCTGATTCCATTCTTGAAATAGGAACATTCAATGACTTATATAATTTCTTTTGAAAGTATTGAACATCTGAAATCTCACCAAGATTTTGTCCACCTTCCAATGTAGTAACTTCTGTACCTTTAGCGCCCTCTCTACGAGGTAACCAAAAATCTTCGAGCATAGACATATGTTTTCTATCATCCCGAATCTCTCCAGTTGAAGCGTCATAGACAAGTTTATTTCTATATCTTGCCATAACATCCCGAAGGTATGCTTCCGCTTTTACTTTAGGTAAGTTTCCTACATCAACATAAAAAATTCTTCGTTCAGGTGCTCTTACTATTCTGTAAATAACAACAGCATCCTCAATCATTCGCAATTGATTGACAGGTTTAATTGCCTTATGCAAATGACTCATCACTAAATTTTTATTCTGGTCTATGACACCAGAGGTGCAATATGTAATAGTATCAGCAGCAATCTTGACACCAACATTTGATGTTGGTCCTTCTATGCCTCTTTCATTATAGACAAACCACTCCGCAGTTTCCTCTATAACTTCAATTCCTTTTCTTTTAACATCACGGTGTTTTTTAACCTCACGAATCTTTTTAATTTTTCGTGGGTCAATATACCGTAGTTCCGTTATTCCTTTACGAGGACTTGCTGGGTCAATTACTTTGTGAAAGTATATTCTTCCATCAATATACCATCGCTTAAAAATATCGTGACCCTTTTCATCAAAATTCATTAAACTTAAAATTTCATCAAATTCTTCACGAACTTTTGCTTTAATTTTATCAGAAATTCCTAGTTTATCCAAGGAAATAGATACGGATGAATCT